CCCTAAAGACCTGCGCGGGATCATCGGCAAGACCGAGCTGCGCACCGCTTTGGGTGCAGACTACCGGCAGGCGGTGAAGCTGTTGCCCGGTGCAGTCGCTCAGCTACAGCACCAGATAGGCCTTGCGGAGCGTAAGGCAGGGCAGGGGCAGGCACTATCCGGCCCCGCACGATATCCCCTTGCACCGGACCAGCTGGCCCTGAGCCACTACCAGCAACGCATCGCTTTTGATGAACAACTCCGAAACGATCCGCGCTATGCTCAGATCAGCATTGATGACCAGCTGGTCCAGCGCCTGCGTGAAGCCATCGCAGGCCGCGCCAGCAATGAAGAACTGCACGACCTAGTTGGGCATGATATTGAGCGCTTTCGCGCCGTGGGTAATCTCGACGCCAGACAGGGCAGCGATGAATGGCGGGTGATCGCACGGTCCTTGTGCATCGCAGAGTATGAGGCGCTGGAACGCGCTTCTGAGCGTGACGAAGGCAACTACACCGGCACACCTACCGCGCCGCTGATTGTCAACACACAACCGGCCACAGACGCGCCTGAGCCGGTCAGCATAAAGCGGCTATGGGCTGACTATGTGCAATCGCGCAGGCAGGTAGGGTACATGCGGGATGGCGGTCGCCAGCTGAGCCTGACAGTTGAGAAGCTGCGCAAATTCGTGAAGCACGATGACGCCGCGCGGCTCACGAAGAAGGACGTGATGGATTGGCGCGATGATCTTCTGAAAACGCTTTCGGCAAAGACGGTCAGCGACAAGTACCTGTCCACGATCCGGTCGCTGCTGAATTGGGCGGTAGAGAATGACCGGCTGACACAGAACGTAGCCGCGACCGTGAAGCAACCGAAACAGCGCCGGATACTGAGCCGCGAAAAGAGCTTCACAGATGACGAAGCCGCGAAGCTGTTGAAGGCATCCCGCGCCTACAGGCCACATGAGGACGATAGGGGCAGGGTGCGCGAAAAGCCTGAGCTTGTGGCAGCAAAACAGTGGGTGCCTATCCTAGCGGCCTTCTCCGGTGCGCGGGTCACCGAACTGACACAGCTACGCAAAGAAGACCTGCGCAAGGAAGGCGGGCAATGGATCATGCGGATCACACCGGACGCGGGATCAGTCAAAACCGGTGAATACCGTGACGTACCGCTACACCGCCAAATTATTGAACAGGGTTTCGAGCGCTTCCTGAATGGGGCAGGGGATGGCCCATTGTTCCACGGTGGCAACGACCCGGCCAAGTACGCGACAAAGGCGGTCAGGATATCCAGCCAGCTTGCGGAGTGGCTACGCGCCGCCGGTCTGGTGCCAGATGGTATTCAGCCAAACCACGCATGGCGGCACCGGCTCAAAACGCAGTGCCGTGAACTTGGCGTCTCAGATCGTGTAGCAGACGCGATACAGGGCCATGCGGGCCGGACCGCCGCAGATAACTACGGCGATGTCACGATCAAGACGAAGGCTGATGCAATCGCGCGGCTACCTGAGTATCCGCTAGGGTAAATAAAATGTAATAACATAACATTTTGGGGATTCCTGAGGGCTGTTAAGTGTGGTATATAGATCACACGCTTAGCACCTTTCTGGATTATCAATGTCCCTGTTTACACGACTTTTCGGCGCGCCCGAAGCCAAAGCCCTGACTCTGACAGACCCCGAAGCCTTTGGGCTTTTCGGTCTGACCCCTACCGCAACCGGCATTCACGTATCTGGCAATTCGGCCCTGCGCGTCCCTGCTGTTGCTTGTGCGGTAGCGCTGATCAGCGAGACCATCGGGGCGATGCCAGCTAAGGCACACCTTTCTGACACCAAAGAGACCGCCAAGGATCTCGCAGCCTACAAGCTGGTGCATGATGAAGCGAACGAATGGACCAGCGCAGGCCAGCTGCGCGAGAATCTCACAATCGACGCGCTGCTGACCGGTAACGGCTATGCACACGTCACCCGCCTGTCAGATGGCACACCCTTTGAGTTGCACCGGCTGGACCCTCACACGGTGCAGACCGAGTATGAGCCGGACGGCGAACCCTTCTACACCGTCCAGACAGACGCTGGGCCGCGCCGCTTCAGCTACCGCGACATTCTGCACGTCCAGCCTTTCGGTGGCGTATCCCCGATCACGCTGGGCCGTGAAGCGATTGCCCTGTCACTGGCATTTGAACAGCACGTCGCGTCCCTGTTCGCCAATGGTGCGCGCCCCTCCGGCATTATCAAGAGCGACAAGGTGCTGGACGTAGAGGCGAAAAAGAAAATCGCCGCGTCATGGTTCAACACCCACGCTGGACGCAGCGCAGGCGGTACCGCCATCCTCGACGAAGGTATGAGCTATGACCAGCTGAGCATGACGCTGGCAGATGCACAGTTTGCAGAGAACCGGCTTGAACAGATACGCGAAATCGCCCGTGTATTCAGGGTGCCGCCTACAATGCTTTTCGAGCTGACACGCGGCACATGGTCCAACACCGAAGAGATGGCGCGCCAGTTTTACGCCATCACGCTCAAGCCATGGCTGACAAGCTGGGCATGGGCATATGTGCGCGTGTTGTTCACACCCGAGGAGCGCGCCGCGTTCTATGTCGAATTTGTCACCGATGATCTGTTGACCACGAACGCCGCCGCCCGCGCCGGTGCATACGGTCAGTATCGCAGCATGGGCGCGATGACGGCAAACGAAGTCCGCAGCGGCTTAAACCTTGCGCCCCTGCCGGATGGCAACAGCCTTGCGAACCCCTACACTACGTCCGGCGCGGCTGATCCTGCACCGGCACCAGAGGTTGACGCGGCATGATCACGCACCGCGCCTTCTTTGGCACCGCCGATCACGACTTCACCCTGACCGATGACATGGTGACAGAGCTAGAGCGCATCGCAGATATCGGCATCGGTGCCTTTTACCAGCGCGTGATCGCGATGCACTTCAAAGCTGCTGACCTTAGCGAGATCATCCGGCTGGCACTCATTGGCGCTGGCATGCACCCGCAACAGGCCATGCAGCTGGTGGATACCTACGCGCGCAACCGCCCCATGTCCGAAACCTTCCCGCTTGCCCTCGATATCCTTGATGCACGCTGGAACGGTACAGACGCGCCAGCTACCGGAGACGCCACAGAATGACAGACCGCATCGAATTTAAGGCGGCACTATCCGTCACAGACACCGGCGAAATCACCGGCACGGCGTGGCCCTATGGCACGCCCGATAGGGTAGGGGACGTGATCACCAAGGGCGCAATCACCACACCCGCGACCCTGCCCATGCTCTTTGCACACGATCAGGGGCAGGTGATTGGCGTCTGGGATACCATCACCGAAAGCGACACCGGCCTGACCGTCAAGGGTCGCTTGTTGGTTGATGATGTAGAGCGCGCCCGTGAAGTGCGCGCAATGATCCGCAGCAAGGCGGTCACCGGCCTGAGCATCGGCTTTGTCACCACGAAATCGACCCGCAATGCAAAGGGCCGGAACATCACCGCGCTAGACCTGCATGAAATCAGTGTTGTTGCCGTTCCCTGTCACCCCGGCGCGACGATTACCTCTTTGAAATCCACACCCATGAAGGAAACCCCTATGGAACCCGAAGCTATCCAAACGATGATCGACGCAGCAATCGCCGCAGCGAGCATCACACCGACCACACCGGCAAATGACGCACCAGAAGCCGACACAAAGGCCTTCGCTGCTGTTCAAAAGCGCCTTGATGCAATCGAAGCCAAAGCCAACCGGCCCCAAGGTGTCACCATCGCTGGCCCCGTTGCCAATGACGAAACAAAGGCCTTTAGCAACTTCCTGCGCCGTGGCGTAGAGCGGATCACACCGGACGAAGTGAAGGCACTGACCGTCGCAAACGACGCCAGCGCGGGCTTTCTGGCACCACAAGAAACCGGTGCCGAGCTGATCAAGCTGCTGAACGAGTTTTCGCCCCTGCGCCAGTATGCGAAGGTGGTCACAATCTCCGGTCAGTCCATCGTTTATCCGCGCCGTGTCACTGGCACGTCCGCATCGTGGGTAGCTGAGATCGCCAACCGCACCGCGTCCGGTATGACATTCGAGCAGGTCACGATGACGCCACACGAGCTGGCGACGTTCACCGATATCAGCAACATGCTGCTGGAGGATAACGCCTACAATCTCGAAGGCGAGCTGTTGCAGGACTTCGCGGAGTCTTTCGGGAAAACCGAGGGTCTGGCATTTGTCAAAGGCACAGGCGTAGGCCAGCCCGTCGGCATCATGACCTCGACCGAAATCGCAGAGATCAAGACAGGCGTTGCCGCAAACTTCCCCGGCACAAACCCCGCTGATGTGCTGATCAAGATGTATCACAAGATCGCCACGACCTACGCACAGTCCGGCGTCTGGATGATGAACCGCAACACGCTGGCAGTTGTTCGCCAGTGGAAAGACGGAAATGACCGCTATCTGGTCCTTGATCCGATCAGTGAAGGCGCGCCGTCTACATTGCTGGGCCGTCCTGTAGTCGAAATGTTTGACATGGACGATATCGGCGCCGGTGCTGCACCGATCCTGTTTGGCGATATGAGCGGCTACCGGATCGTGGACCGTGTGGGCCTGTCCACGTTGCGCGACGCCTATACGCTGGCCACCAATGGTCAGGTCAGGTTCCATGCGCGCAAGCGTGTCGGCGCTGACGTGACGCATCCTGATCGCTTCATCAAGCTGCGCGTGGCCGTCTAAGCCATGAACATGCGGCCCGCTTCTGACATTGCCCTGACCTACGGTGATCACACCGTATGGCTCAGGCCGTCATTGCGGGCCGCTACTGTGCTGGAGCGTTTGCACGGTGGCTTTGTGCCGCTGCTGCAAATGGTCCAGCAAGGCCACACCGGAACGCTGCGCGAAATTGTCCTCAATTCTGCTACGGATCGCGCAGCTGGCCAGCGCCTTGTGGGTGCGATGAAAGGTGCCACTATTGTCACCATCCACAAAGCGTTGGTCACACCTGCCTTCGCACTTATCACAGCGCTGATGACCCCCGACACAGATAAGGGTGAGGCCGCGAAGGCACCGACCAGCAAGCCCGTCGCATGGGCCACACTCTATGCAGACCTCTACAAGATCGCGACCGGCTGGCTGGGCTGGTCACCAGCAACGGCATGGGCCGCAACATTGCCCGAGATACTGAGCGCCTTTGATGGCCATATCGACCAGCTCAAAGCAATCCACGGCACCGCAGACGACGACAAAACAGAAACCCCAGGTATGTCCGCAGACCAGCAACAGGCAAACATCGACGCTGGCCTAGACCCTGAGTTTGACCGCGAAGGCCTGCGCGCATTGAAGGCGCGCCATACATCATGAGCAAGCCACCACATCTTTGCGCATGCGGCAAGATCGTAGCACACGGCACCCGCTGCACATGCCAGATCGCCAGCACCCGCGCCCGCAACAATCGCCATGACAAGAACAGGCCTACAGCTGCACAACGTGGCTACAGTTCAGTATGGCGCAAGGCGCGCAAGGAATGGCTGGCACATCACCCGGCCTGCACAATGTGCAACGCACAGGCCACCACAGTGGACCACATCACCCCGCATCGCGGTAATGACGTGCTGTTCTGGGACAAGACGAACTGGCAATCCCTTTGCACGCCCTGTCACAACCGGATCAAACAGCGGCTGGAGCGCCGCCCGTGAAAAACTTCGACCGTATTAACTCAAAGGAACTTCAACGCTTCAAGCTCTGGAAAGGGCCGGTAGATGACATCAGGCCGCGTGCAAAGAGGACTATTCATTGTGTTTCCGCTAAGTTGTCCGTTTCGGATCGTAATTGCCATTGTTTGCCGCCCCGAGTAGCCGCCCATCTTGTTTTTGGTGTTTGCCTTAACACAGACACCCTGCGTCCCATTGGTAAACGTCGCGACATCCGAAATTGCCGCATCTCTGATAGAGTAAGGGTCCACAAGCAAATCGCGCGCATCTCGAACAATCTGCGCTTTGATGGATGGGCTAGCTGGAACGGCAGCCGCAATAGCACCGCTATAATTCTCTGCTGGCTGGGTTTCACAGCCAAACAGGCCCGTTGCCATAATGAGCAGGGTAAGTCGTTTCATCATAAATCCTTGATTCTAGTGGCGGAACGCCACCAGCCGAACTTCACTCTAACGGCGTCGCGCAATCAAGGTAGAAAGTTTGCGCGATGAGCAAGGAGCAAACCCTATGGCGCGAAGTGCTACTGATCACGGTGCAGGACGCCCTGACAGGTAGCGCTGCAACAGGTCATTCAGGTGGTAAGCAGATCGAAGAGACCCAAGCGGCGCGCCGCTACGTGACCGTGCCTAATCCAGACTTTGATCTGGTCTGCACCATGGCTGACCTCGACCCCGTTGCGGTGCGTGAAGCGATGATCAAGCGGCTGGCACATGCACCAACACCGGAAACCTTAGGTGCCAAGAAACGCCAGAAGCCCCGCGAGTTGGTCAGTGGCAAACTGATTAGCTTCAATGGTGAGAGTTTGCCAGCAAGTGCATGGGCCAAGCGCTTGGGCCTGAGCACACAGACGATCCATCTTCGTTTGAAGAACGGCTGGTCCGTAGAGCTGACAGTGACAACGCCGCCAAAGTCACGCCGCCGGGGGGTGGTCTCAGACTTTGGAGCGTCTTTAGGGACCGGCGGGGGGACAAGCGCACAAGATAGCACTGATTTAAGTTTTTCACAGGAAACGACACAATGACGATCACACCGCTGGCGCTGATCAAGGCGCAACTGAATATCGACCACGACCTCGACGACAGCCTGTTACAGCACAAACTTGCGGTAGCAGAGGAATGGATTGCGAACCACACCGGCACGCCCTTTGCTGAGCCGGTGCCTGCGTCTTTCACTGAGGCAGTGCTACAGCTTGCCGCCTATTGGTATGTGCAGCGTGAAGGTGCCAGCGACGTGCGCCTGACCGCCGTGCCGTTTGGCGTGCTGGAGCTGATCGCCCCTTACCGCGAGAGTGTGACCGGCTATGTCGCGTCTTAAAGGATCAGCCGCATTAGAGCGCCGTTTGCTGGCAATACCCCGTGAGGTATTGGCAGAGCTACGCCCGGCGCTGATCAAGGGCGCGCATGATATTGCAGACGCCATGGAAGCGCTGGTGCCAGAGGCTGACGGTGACTTGCTGGGCAGCATTCAAGTGACTGGCCCCGGTGAAACTACACCGCCCTACGCCGCCGGTGGTGGTTCTGTGACGCTCAAAGACAATCAAGCCGCCGTCACGGTAGGCAACACAGACGTGCGCCATGGGCATTTGCAGGAATTTGGAACGGTCCACCATGAGGCTCAGCCCTTCATGCGCCCTGCATTCCGGCTGAAAAAGACCAAGGTTATGCGCCGTATCCAGAGCGCCATTACGAAGGCAATTAAGAACAATGGTGGCACATGATGATTGAACCATCCGTCAGCCTACAGACTGCCCTGCGGTCCACGCTGATCAGTGACCCTGCCGTGATCGCACTGGTGAACCCTGAGCGCATCCGGTCTGGATCAACACGCCCTGACAAGTACCCTTGTGTGATCTTTGCCAGTCCGCAGACGATCAACCTTGGCCGCGCATCCGGTGACGCATTCCTGAGCCGGGTGTATCTCGACTTGCACATCTGGGCGCTAGAGGATGGTGCAGATACTGCGCGCCAGATTGGGCATGTGGTGACGAAAGCCCTTTGGGATAGCCCGCTCAATATCCAAGACCTGTCTGAATACGAGCGCCCTTCATTCCGGTACATCCGCGACCCTGACCCGGAGATTGCATATTGCCACGGTGTAGCAACCGTTGGCGCGGTGGTGAGGTGGTCGCTATGATCAGGGCAGGCGCAATGCGCGAAGCAATCACCTTTGAACGCAAGACCGAAACGGTGCAACCATCCGGGGCCGTGCTAGTCCAGTGGGTGCCAGAACAGACGCTGCGCGCAGAGCTGGTGCAAGAGGCCGCAGAGGCGTTCCTGAGCGGCACAGAACGCACTGAGGATCGTAAGGCTTTCCGGCTTTGGGCTTGTGACTGGATCACCACTGACATGCGCGTGACCCATGCCGATCGTACCTACCGGATCGTGAAGCTGGTGCCGATCGACCGCATGGGGCTGGAGCTTCATTGCGCGAACACGGTGGACGAAACATGAGCAAGCATCTGCGCGGTGTGAAGCCGCAAGTATCCGCATCGAAAGACGCCCTGACCAAAGCACCGCGGGTGCCTGAGTATTTCAGCACCTATGCCGCGGCTGAGTGGCGTAGAGTTATTCCGGGTCTGATCGCCGCGCGTATCCTCACAAAAGGCGACCTTGGCGGTGTAGAAGAATATTGCCTTATGCGTGGTGTGGTGCGTGAGATCGAAACCAACCGCAGCATGAACGCAGGCGAGATCGACCCCAAATTGTTTGGCGTCCAGAACCGCGCAGCACAGACCGCACGCCAGCTGGCCGCAGAGTTTGGGCTTTCACCGGTCAGCCGTGCGCGCATTGGCACCGCTGGCGATGACTATGGCGACGATGACAACCCGCTGAACGTCCGGTGATCTGTGAACGCCCTGACACCCATTGCACACGATCAGGACGCTGCTGTTGCCAGCGCCTTCCCGGCGTGGATTTACGACAACAGCCCGATAGCAGACCCTTTGGGCTACGGCGAACGCGCGGTCACGTTCCTGCGCCGCCTGCGCCACCCAAACAGCGATGCACCCGGCGGTGCCTTCCAACTCGCACCTTGGCAGGAAAGGATCGTGCGGCGCATCTATGGACCCAGACACCCGGACGGGCGAAGGATCGTGCAGAACGTCTTTCTGCTGATCGCGCGCGGCGGACGTAAGACCAGCTTGGCCGCCGCCCTTGCCTTGCTGCACACCATCGGCCCCGAACGTGTGCCGGCCGGCCAAGTGCTGTTTGCGGCTGCAGATCGTGAACAGGCTGGCATCGGCTTTAGGGAAGCCGCCAACATCGTGCGGATGGACAAGCGCCTGATCGCGGCAACGCGCATCTATGATGCTTTCAATTCTGCAAAACAGATCGTGTTCAATGCTGAGAATGTGACGCTGCGCGCCCTATCGAGCGATGGTGGTGCCGCGCATGGCCTCACACCCACGTTCACGCTGATCGACGAAATCCACGTCTGGAAAGGTAGAGATTTATGGGAAGCGCTGCGCAGCGGTGCCGCCAAGGTAGACGACAGCCTGACCGTGATCGCCACAACCGCCGGACGCGGTGCCGAGACATTGGCCGCTGAGCAATATAACTACGCGCGCCGCGTGGCACTTGGCGAAATCGTGAACGAAGCCTATCTGCCGATCCTGTTTCAAGCCGAACCCGATGACGATTGGCAGGATGAAGCGGTCTGGCACAAGGCTAACCCCGGCTTGGCGCATGGCTTCCCGAGCTTGGCTGGCCTGCGCGGTCTGGCGAAAGAAGCGGAGAACAAACCCGCCGATAAGGCAGCATTCCTGCAATTCAACCTCAACGTCTGGCAGGCAAACAGCCGCGACCCGTTGTTCAATATGGCAACCTATGACGCCCGCGCCTTTGACATAGACCTTGCGGACCTCGAAGGCCTGCCGTGCTACATCGGCGTCGATATGAGTATCAACGGCGACCTGACAGCCGTGGTCGCGGCTTGGCGGCACGAGGATGATCAGGTCACCATCATGCCTTGGCTGTTTGTGCCGGGGGATGATCTGAGAGAGCGCGGCGAACGTGACGGCCTGCCCTATGAGACGTGGCGCGACGAAGGGCTGATCACTGTTTGCGAAGGTCCGATCATCGACCACGGCATGATTGAAGACCAGATCAGGGAGCTATGCGCGACTTTTGACGTGCAAGAGATCGCCTTCGACCCGCACCTTGCCCGCGCCACCATGCAGCGGCTCTATGATGATGGCTTGCCAACAATCGAGTTTAGACAGGCACCGCTTTCGATGGGTGTGGCCGCTGGCGACCTTGAGCGCACAGTCAACGGCGAACTTATCCGGCATTCTGGTCACGCCGCCCTACGCCAGCACTTTGATAGCGTGGTCGCATCGCGAAACCCAACATCCGGCCTAATCCGCATGCACAAAGCCAAAAAGACTGACCGCATAGACGGTGCCATCGCCGCAGCGATGGCCGTTTCACGCGCCTGCGCAGGCGAGAGTAACAAATCACAATACACCGGCGAAAATGCCGAACTGTTCATATTCTAGGAGAACATTATGAGCGAACTGCCCTCACTGATTATTGACGTAGAAGCGCGCATTGATCGCCTTGAGCGTAGCCTGAAACGTGCAAACGCAGCACAGAACCGCGCGTCTGGTCAGATGGAAGAAAGGGCACGGCAGAGTGCCGAACGCCTGCGCAGCACATATGGGCGCGCCGGTGATGGCATCATTGCACAGTTTAAGAAGTTTAGCCCCGCGCTGGTGGCTGGATTGTCAGTGGGTGCAATCACCGGCTTGGGTAAACAGCTGGCCAGTGTGGTCAATCAGACCGCCATGATTGGTGATGAGGCGAAGCGCGCCGGTGTAAGTTTGAAAGCCATTCAGGAATGGCAGTTTGTAGGCAGTCAAAACCGTATCGGATCAGACGTGATCGTAGACGGCTTAAAGGAAATGAACCTGCGGATTGATGAGCTGGTGCAGACCGGATCCGGTGCAGCTGCTGACGCTTTCGCGCGCCTTGGCTACTCTGCAATCGACCTTAAACAGAAACTGGAAGACCCCTCTGAGCTGTTGCTTGAAATCATCGGGCGCATGGGCAGCTTGGAAGACGCCGCGCGCATCCGTGTAGCGGATGAACTGTTTGGCGGAGCTGGTGAGCGTTTTGCGGAGCTGGTGGCCGGTGGTGAAGACGCCCTGCGCGCCACGATCAAGGCAGCAAACGACACCGGGGCAGTCCTCGATAGTGCCGTGATCGAAAAGGCAGCTGAGCTTGATCGCCGGTATGCAGCTTTGCAGACGCGCATGGGTAACTTTTGGAAGGCTTTCGCGGTAGGTGCCGCAGATGCAGGGGTCAAAGTGGCCACCCTGCGCACTGATCTTGACGATCTGTTCCGGTCATACGAGCAAGCAAACGGCCTTCTAGGTGCAGGCACCGCCGACGCCCTGCGCGCAGACAGTGACGCCGCAGGCGAGAACGCAGACCAGATCGCCGCCTTGCGCCGCCAGTATGAGGCTTTGGGTGATACCGCCGACAGCACCAGCGCCGCGATGATGCAGGCCGCAGGGACGCTGCGCATGCTTGGTTATAATGATGTAGCCGACACGCTCTATAAGACTGCGCAGGAAATGCAGAACCTTTCCGGCGAACTCGACAGCGGCGCAATCTCAGCAGACCAGTTTGAAGAACGCATAAACGCAGCGGCTGAGACTGCAAACAGCGCCCTTGGCGAGATTGACGCAATCGACCGTGCCAGCTTTGGCAATGTGATCGCAGCGGTAGGCGGTCTGATCACACGGCTAGGACAGGCCGCTGCGAAGGCACGCGAACTGCGCGCATCTTTGCCCGGTGCAACGCCGGATGGTGGCACAGATACGCCACCCGTAGAGAGTGCAGGCCCCAAAACACGCAAT